AGGTTCAAGCCCTCGCTGGCTAATTGTTTGATTGCGCCTGAAACGTCCCCGCCTGTTGCGCCCAGTTCTGAAATGATTCGACGCAAAGCCGTTCCCGCCTGTGAACCCTTGACACCTGCGTTCGCCAAGCTTCCGAGCATGGCCGTTGTTTCCTCAACGCTTAGTCCTGCGCTTTTGGCCACTGGCGCAACGTACTTCATGGCCTCGCCAAATGACTCCATGTCAAGCGCTGTAGTGCTAAAGCTTGAAGCCATCACGTCAGTTACGCGACTTGTTTCGTCGGCTTCCAATCCAAACCCGCGCAACGTAGCACCTGCAATTTCAGCACTACGCGCAAGGTCTGAACCGCTGGCCTTTGCCAGGTTCAACGTTGCCTCAGTAACCTTTGTGATTTCGCCAGACGAGAAACCAAGCTTGGCAAATTCCAGTTGCAACCCGCTAACCTCTGACGCGGTAAAGCTTGTGCTAGATCCCAGGCGCAACGCGTCCTGTTCAAGCGCCTTAAATTCTGCGCCCGTAGCACCTGAAACGGCTTGCACCTTCGCCATACTCGCCTCAAATTCCTGTGCCGTTTTGAAGCTCGATGCGCCCAGGGCAACAATGGGTGCGGTGATGGATGCGGTCAACCCCGCGCCCATCCTTTGAATGTTGCCCATTGTTTGCGAAACGCCTTTCTTGGCTTGTCCAAGTTTTGCGTTTAGATCTGTCAGGTCTGCACCGATGTGCAATACCGCATCCCCTAATCTAGCCATTTGCTAAAGCTTTTAATTGCGCGAATCCGCGTGAAACTTTGTTCGTTTTTGTCGTGTCCTTTTCCCAATCAAACACCGCCAAATCTTTGGGTTTTAGCTGGTGGCCTTTCTTGGTGTGGGCATTAAGTAACAACGCGGTTTGCCATCGTGTACGCTCCCAGGCTGATTGTTCTACCCTGGTTGTTGCGTCAACACAACCGCGCACCGCGTTGTCAAATTCTCTGAAGGTCATTGAATAGAGTTCATCAGGGTTCAGGCGTAAAAAGCCCAGCCCTGTTTGCTCTATTCTGTCCCATTCAAACTTATCTCCTTTGCCTGGTTTGTTTTTTTTTCCTTGTTTCCAGACAAAGACTGTTCAACCACTTTTGACAGCTGGGGCAAGTCCCCGACTTCGATAAGTCCCAAGAAATCGTCCAAGTTCATTTCAAAGGCCATCCCTTGCTTCTTACATCCCTCCTGCACAAAATAGTACATGAGTTCAGGAATGCGCGTTACATCCTCGCTGTCAATGTTTGCGACTTTGCAACCCGTTTCATTCTCGAAATTGCGCCAGGCGCGCATGCTTGCACGCACTGGAAATGTTTTGCCGTCAAGTGTGATTGTCATTAGCTGATCGCTTCGTACGTGATTGTGCTAACGCATTCCATGGTGCAGGAATACGTGGCGTTATCTTCCGTGCCTGCGCTCCATTCAACAGACGTGATGTAGGCATCAAATGACAAACGGTGATCGCCTGTGTTTTCTGCGCTTCCGTCGAAATCGTATGACGTAACTTTTACGGCTTGCTTCGTGCCAGCGTTGTACGCGGTCATGAGTTCTGCAAAGCCTTGCGTGGCGTCATCTGCGTACATGGCGCTGAAATTCACGGACAAAGATTTGAGGCCAGGCAAAAGCGCCTTGTAACCGCCATTGTTCTTTGTCGTGGTGTCGCGCGTATCGACAGAAAGTGAAGCGCTCAAATCTGTTACGTTGTCAACAACAACATACGTGGGTGATGCGCCAGCGTCACCGAACATCACGGTAACCTGGCTTCCATTCATAATACCTGTGGTCTGTGCCATCTTTAATCTTCGTTAGGGGTTTGCTTTTTACGGTCTTTGATCATCATGTTAATAAGAACGTCCAAGTAACCAAACACCTGGTTATCCTTTTCCGTGGGCGTCAAATTGACAATGACTTTAATAAATGCGAGCAAAGCCAAAACTAGCTCTGCAAGGTGTTCTGTGAACCAATCTGGTGTGATCATGATTAACGGGTTATGCGTATTGTGTATTCCTGAACTTGCGCGTAATACTTGCGGTCATCGCTGATTTCGCTGTACTCGTTCGTGTATCTAATTGATTGCACGTCAACCTCTCCCACGCTTACGCTCACACTGATACCCTGGCGATCCAATGTGTTACGCACCAAATCGGCCACAAGGTTGGCCGTGCTGTACCCATTGGCCACGCTGAAAATTTCTACGTTCGCTTCGTCAATAGGCGTGTTCTTTTTGTTGTCGTACGGCTGGTTGCTGATCACGCTGTACACAACGTAAGGCGTTGTAGCCCCCTCTGGCGCGCGCTCAGGGTATATGCGCCCCGCTAGGTATGGCGTCAACTTTGCGTTGTTCGTCAACAATTCATATATAGCAAGTCCTACTTTCATTTCATGTATCGTTTGTAAGCTTGCTTCAACAGCCCAAAGCGCTTCGCCTTGACTGCGTTAATTGACGCATTCAACGAACGTTCAAAAACGCCTGTGTTTACTGTGCGCTTTTTGATACCGAATGAATCGCCGCCTTCCACAATATGCGAAAACCAACCGTCATTATTTGGTGTGGTGTTGCGCTTGCCCAGGGCGTTGGTTCGTGCGCCAGCCGATACCCACGTGCCGCTTTTGTTTGGCAACCATGTACCCACGCTTCGCTTCATCTGGCCTTTGGTTACGACTAACGTTGAACCGCCACGCTGTACGTGAATATCCTTGTGAAACGATTTGATGTTGCCCTTAAGCGTGCTGGTGTAAATCTTTGCGGAATCGCGGTTGATTTTGCGCATGTTGTTTTTGTCTGCGCGGTTCCAGTTGGCCAACCTGTTAAGGCGTGCTTCAAACTTCTTATTTCCTGCAACCGTAATCATTCCGACACAACGCGTTCCGTGATCAAACGTATTTCATCCTTGCGCCCTCGTTCCTGTACTGCGAGAATGTTGTAATATTCCCCGCCATAATTCACCCTGTATTTTGGTGTAACCTGACGGGTCAAAGTCGATGAACGCACGCGCCAAATAACAGCGTTTCGCGTTACGTCCTGCTCCAGGTCTTGTTTGCCTGTTGCGCTCCCGTGATCCATGCCCGCCCAGACAGTACCCACGCTTGACCATGAGTCGTCAGGTTCCCCGTACGCGTTCAAACTTGAACCGCGGAGTTCCAACGTGATGCGTCTATCTAGGTAACCGATGTTCATTGTCCCAGGTCGATAATGCGTTCTGGATTGAGCAACGCACGAACACCCAGGGGCATTTCCTGTGGCGTTGTCGTAATCACTGCGCGCCTGTTTTCATACCAATGCGCCACCAACATGCGTACGGCATGTTTGATGTTTGGGCTGGCTGTTTCCCCAACGCTACATTCAATCTTGATAGGCGTGCTGTTGTAATCTTCTAAATCTGGGACGTCATGAAAATAAATGCGCATGGCGCGCCCTGAAATTCGGTCATGATAATACTTGGACGTTGACAGGGTTTGTTCCACGCCTGACGTATCAAAGTATTTCACGCTGTCAATTGTCCTTACTGGACCAAAGGCCAACGTTGCAGGGCGCCATCTTTCCAAGTAAAAAAATGCTGTTTCCTCTGAAAAGTGTTTGCCCGTGTAATCCGTGCAATGCGCCACCGCGCTATCCATTAATGCCGTGATCGTGTCGTCTTCATCTGAACCGTCCACGCGCAAAAATTCCTTCATATCGGCAAGCGCGATAATGTCAGTTCCCGTTGTTGGTTGTGGTGTTCTTACTCGCATGGCATTGGAAAAAAAAGGAAGCCCAGCCCAATCGCCAGGCTTCCCAAAAGTGAATTCTAATTAGCTGAAATCGTACACGTAAGACAGCGCGCCACCTTGACGCACGGCCGTGTCGTAGAACTTGTTTACGTGCAAGGCAATTTGTGCCGTTCCTGCGTTGCTGTATGGATCAACCAACAAGTCAACACCGCCAAAGAACGCAAGCAACATTCCCTGGGCGTAATCACCGAACAACAACGCGCCTGGCGTACCTGAACCCGTTGCGTCGATAAGGTTTGGTGTGAAGTAGGTTGTAAAGCCATCGACGTTGTTACCGTCAACAACCGCACGAATTGATGCTACGGCAGCTTCACCCTTCAAAATGCTCATGGCCGAAGGTGATCCAACAAATGCACAACGCGACAAATCACCGCCAGCAGCCAAAACCGCCTTTTCTGCATCCGTAATGTTGGAATAACCGATAGCGCCCGCAACTTGGTCTTGATCGGCTGCACCTGCAACAGCAGCTGCGAACACGGCTTTGTCGATTGTTTCGTTGATACCCGCTGACAATTCAGACGAAATCAACGCGTCAATGCCCGCACCGCCTTGCAAAATCAATTGCTTTGACCAAAGGGTTTTAGCGCTTACGCGGTTTGGTGTCAAAGTAACTTCGTCCATATCCAAACCAGAATCAGCGTTCGCGTCTGCCTCGCCCTCGGCTGTTCCTGTTGCCTTGGTGCTTACGCGTGGAAACTGAAGGTTTGACGTGGCGTTGTTGATGGTCGTGATGCCGATACGCTCTGCCATTGTTGGCGTGCGCAAAGCTTCAATAGCGCCTGGGACTGCCGTAGCAACAAAGCCAGAACCCGCGCCCGTAGTTGCGCTGAATTCGTCTGCATCGCCCAAGGCACGGTACAACGCGTGCGCTGGAATACCAATCTGCCCGCTCATGTTCAAACCGCGCGCCTGGAATTCCTTTGACGCTTCCTGCGCCCATTCAGCTTCCGCGCCTTCCAACGCCTTGCCAAACGATGCGCTTTCGATAGCGCGTGACAAAGAAAACGAACGGTTGATTTTGTTAATTTCCTTTGCTTCGCTTACGGACTTTCCGCCCATCTGCGCCTGACGCGCGATCATGTCTTCGTGTGCCTGGCGACGTGAAATTTTCCCGTCCAAGCGTTCCACTTCGCGCTTGCACAAATCGGCTTCTTCCTGTTCGCCGTTTGTCCAGTCGCGGTTTTCGGATTCGGCAATGTTTACCAATTCCTCGAAACGGTCTGCGTGCTTTGCACGAACCGCCTTCATTTCATTCAAGTTCATTGTTTTTTGAATTTCTGGTGTTTCTGTATCTGGGGCAACCTCTGGGGTTGTTTCAATTTCTGGCTGTTGGTCGCGCGCCATGACGCTTGCCTGACTGTATGCAGGGTACGTTACGGGTGAAACGTCCAACAGCGTTCGCACCTTGTCCACGCTTCTTAGGGTGCGCTCCTCATTCCATGACTGTTCGTCGATGGTGAATGCAAACGATGACTGGTTAATATCGCCACGCTTTACTGACTCGTAAAAATCACGGGCGTACGTCTGGTTGCCCAGCTTGACGCGATACTTCAAACCGCGTTCATCTACGGACAATTCCAGTGTGCCGTTCGTCGTGCGTCCCA